TCATTTTCGTGTAGTCACGAAAAAGGTCTACATAGCGGTAATCATCCGCTTTCACGCCGACATCACACAAACGGCGTAACAGTTCTTTATTGAAAGAAAGTATTTCAAAAACAGTCATAATACAGAAATTTAAAGTATATTTGCATCGCCAATCACATGCTAAAAAATAACGGTAACACCGTGGATAAGGGTATTTGCCCTCGGCCATGCGGTGTTACCGTTCTATGTATTAGTATGTGATTGGCGTCTGTACTAAATACTGGGTCGGGGGCTTTTTTTATACCTTCCCCCCGAAAGGTTCTTTCATTACAGGCTGAATGCCAGCTTTTCCGGATAATCGGCACGAATGTCAAAGTTCAGAACATCCTCCACCGTTTCAAGTGCATAGACAGCAGCCTTGTGTGACTGGGTTATGTCATAGGTTGCCTTGGCATACAGCTCCAATTTGGCAAGCATCAGTTTCAGTTGTTCGGTAGGAATATCGAATGATACCGGTGGGACACCTGCATACCAGAGCCGTGTGGTCGGGTTGTTTTCCTCCGTATTGGCTTCCTCTACGGAAATCGTATAGGAAAGGCTTGTACGGGTAGGTTTATCCAGCCACATGGTCATTCCGTTTACACTGAAACCGTTTACCTCACTGCTACAGTCAAAGGCATCGATACACTCGGCAACGAAGGATTGTGCTTCAGCCAATGTCGGTTCGTGGTCAAATACCCTTTCAAAATAACTGGTACCGGATGCAGGTTGACCCTGTTCGTTCATTCCGGTATTGGCTTGTACGTCTGTACGCACTGCCCATCTGTTCTTTGCGGGGTTTACACATTCCAGCAGGCTTACCCCTTCTGTTCCTTGAATTCGTTTCATGTTCTTTTTGATTAAGTGAAATTATACTTCGTCTTGTTTCCACCGAAGATTTCACGACGAATTACGGTTTCAAAAGGAAGTTCACCCATTTCCTTGATTTGGTCAAGGATGTTCTTCATCTCATCCGAAGCGGTGATAAACTTGCCTTTCTGGCCTTCCATCTCATACTGGACGACATAGCGGCCATCGCCTTGTTTCGTCTTGATGTCGGTTTCAAAATCAACTACGGTAATCTTGCAGTTCTGCAAGTTACTCAGGGGAGTTAAGTTTCCCTCAAACCGCTTCTTGCCGTCTGCGGGTTTGTACGTGACGCCTAAATCTTTAAAACTTTTCATATTAGTAAACTTAAAAAATAAATGTTTTCCATTGCAATGCTTTATCCATCCCCAGAAAGAGGCAAGCACGACATATCTCCGTTTCCGGCTCTTGACCTTATGGAGCCTTCGGGCTACCCTTTGCTTGATATGCTTGCGGACAAGGACATAATTATGCCGGATGACATAACCAAGGAAATCGATGCCGCGCGACTCAACCGGGAATATCTGATAATTCTTCTTGACGGTCAGATGCAGTTGTCCTTCTATGACCTCACGCATTTTTCCCAGGACACCATGTAAATACTCTTTCGTAGGTGCAAGAATGACAATGTCATCACAATAGCGGAAATAATGCTTGACACGCAAGTCATATTTCACGAAATGATCCAACAGGCATAGATAGAAGTTACCCAACAGTTGGCTGGAGTGGTAACCGATGGCAAGCCCGGGACCAAAACTTCGTATGATACGGACAAGGGTGTCCAGCATCATCCTGTCCTTTATCTTACGGCCGAGCCGTTCAATCAGGATGTCCTGGTCCACATTGTGATAGAACTTCTTGAGGTCAAGCTTCAGGCAATATCTGGTACCGGGAGCATCTTTCAACGCCATTCGAATGCGGTTCAAACCGTCGTGTATTCCCCGGTTGGGAAGACTGGCGTAGGTGTCGCGGATCAGCATACCGCCCAAAGCCTTGTTCAAGACTGCCATTATTGCGTGAAGGGCGATACGGTCCTTGAAAGGCAGGGACTGGATGTCACGCAGCTTGCCGTTTTCCATTACGGTAAACTCGCGGAATCCTGAGGGGGCATATCTTCCAGTCTTTATCTCTTCCGATATTTCCTGGAGGATTGCATCCCTGTTCTTCTTGAAATGGCGGACTGTGCGGGTGCGTTTCTTGCCCCGCATCACTATGTGGAAAGCCTCCAGAAGGTTGCTTTCTTCAATGACCTGTTCTATCAGATATCCGTATCGCTTCATCTCAATTTCGCTTTCAGAAATCCATGTGCTTCGAGAGTGAACCTACCACACAACATTTTTGCTTTTTATTTTCTGCCAAGAGGCAAGGTGCATTTCCCTGCGGACAGGACAGGAACACGTTCCTGACTGGAGCCGCATAATTTCCATCTTTTCTGAATATGAGACGCGAACCGTAGTTCGTATTCGAGTTCGAGGCATCGTTATTCGCATTCGCATACGCCACGCCGCCATTCGTATTCGACGAGTTATTGGAGCGCGCCAAAACAAGGGCCGGGGAAAATCTACCTTTTCATTTATTTCTTTACATAATGTTTGACATTCAAATTATCAGCTGCAAAATTACTCAGTTTTAGCCGGATTAAGGCGTTTTATACGAAAATTTCGACCGGCTTACGCCGGTAAGACATCAAAGCACTGACAGTGCTTTGAACGCACTTACGCTCGCCGCTTCGCGGATGACGCCCCTGAAAGCGAGACGCGAACCGAAGTTCGTATACGAGTACGAGGCAACGTTATTCGCATACGCATACGCCACGCCGCCAAACGCATTCGACGAGTAATTGGAGCGCGCCAAAACAAGGGAATTGCTGCTGGACTGCCAATAATAGTCCGCATAATGCGTCGTTTCGCTCCCGCCTACGGCGGTCGGGACCATATCAAAATAAGGGCCGGCCTCGGCCGCTACATTGGTAATCCAACCGTCGGTTGTACCGGCATTCACGTTGCGGGTGGAGCCGTCCGGGTCGGTGATAGTCCAGACACGGTTGTTGATGGACACGCCCTTTACCCATTCAAGCAAGCAGCCGAAAACACCTTCAATGCCGAGACCGTTTACATAGTTGGCCGTTTCGTTTACCGTATCCTGAATACCGCGTGAATTGGTGCTGCCGGTCGTATTATTGGAATTATACATGGCACCGCCTGCACCAAGTACAGCTTGAAGGTTACGGTTCCCATAACGGGCATATAACATGAACGCAATAACGCAATGCTGTTGGAAGTCGATGCGTTGATAACCGGTTCCCCGGGCAGTGGCGTATGTATCAAATTCCGTAGTGGACTTGCTGGCAGTGGGTGTCACACCGCTACGGCTGTACAACTTGTTGGAAGCGACATAGCCTTTGTACGCTCCGACAAGTGAACGGGGAACATGCTTGAAAGTACCATCTACATTGTAAAGGGCGAAACGATAACGGAACTTGTTGCCGTCAACCTGTTCCCATTTGTAGAAGAACTCGGGGAAGTCAACCATCACGTCACCCTCCGTGCCGTCCAGCTTGGCTGCGGTTCCGTCCTCATAATAGTTGCTGTTGTCATCACGGAGATAAGCGATGGAAACTTCACCGTCAGCCGTTTTCTTGCAGAGACATCTGCGGAACTTTGCAAGGATCATGGCGATGGTACCGGCATTGATGTCACCAGTTATGTTTTCCGGATCACTGACGGATTTGTCAAAGACAATGGAAGCGTCAACAATCTTTTCATATTCCATCGTAATGGAACGGGATGTCGAGTTGGCCGTATAGGTATGGTCAGACGGAGAAATGTAGCCTTCCCATTCATCGACGGAAACCTTGTAGCCGGTACCGAGCGGAACCTTCACCGTCACTTCCGAACCGGTTCCCGTTCCTATGACGGAACTGTCAGAGGTAGATGTCACCGTCACGGTACGGGAGGATGTGTCCGCCCCGTCATCCGTAGTGATATTCACAGTCACTTTCTCACATGAATATACAAGGGACAACTGACGTTTGTTGCCGCCGACAGCCGTATATTCCTGGCTCGTCGGGGATGTATATCCGGGAACCGATGGAGGAATGACCCTGTATTCCACACCCATAGGGACCGTAAATGTAAGTTCGCTTCCTTCCCAGACAAGTTCTGTGCTGCTTTCACCGTACTGTACGGTAACGGTATTGCCTTGTAGGGATGTGTCGGATGTACCTTGGTTGCTGGAAAGTGAAATCAGTATGGTTTCCATGAACGCCGAACCGTCAGAACCGGCAATCTGCCAGTCAGCCTTTCCCTCTTCTGTTATGTCATACAGCTGGTAGAACACATATTTTTCGTTCTCTTCATCATATACCCGGCACTGCTGCCCGATGGAGAAGTCACGGGTCACCCCGTCTGAGGTATAAGAAAGTGTGTTCTCCGTGGGCTTTCCGTCAAGTGTCGGGGTTTCCGCATACTTCCCCTCAAGGGATTTGACAAGGTCCGTCACGGTCTTGACCTTTGACTCGATTGTTCCCAATGACGCATAGAACTCCTCGCGGGTACCGGTATATCCGCCCTCCTGTGCAGCTTCATACGCATCTATCATTTTCTGCGGAAGTTTGCTGAACGGATGGAGACCGTCAGAAAGTTTCACTACAATCTTGCCGTCTGTCCGTATCTCGAACAGCCAGATATGTTTGGGCCATACATTCGTGTCCGCCGCCCAACCTGCGGTTGTCTTAGCAATCTGCTGATAGACATATACACCTGTCGTTTCACTCATGATAAATAACCTTCATTGATTAATATGCTTGCTTTCGTTATGTCTGTCTGTCCGGTCAGGTAGACGGCACCGCTATGGCTGCCTCCACCCCCGCCTTCGCCGCTTTCACGCCATACGGCTGCACCCTCCGTATTGTCATGGCATTTCCAGAACGTCTTTTCACCGGTTTCGTCAACGGTCCACACCTCCGTACCGATGGCATAGCCGGAATCGGAAACTGTCGGCGTATGGTCAAGATAGGAAGGCATACGTTTTTCCAAAGCATCCAGCCGTTTGGTGGAAGTATTACCGGACTGTCGCAATGTCGATATGGCTGTTTCCAGCGTGGTGTCCTTTTTGGCAAGGCTCTTCAGCTCAGAGACGATACCGTCAAGCCATCCGGCCTCGATTAGGTCAAGGAAGGAAGAAGCACCTTCCTGTGTAACTTCGATGCATTCCCCTTCGGGCTTGGTCTGCACGGTCTTGGCAAAATACCTGACCGCGATGTCACGTACCACGTCATCCGCATATTCACGTTGGATATGTTCCTCATCCTTCACCAGATACACAGGGAAGACTTCCACGTCTGTAGCGGGGAAGGGCATCACCATTCCGCCGATACAGACCAGTCCTGAAGATATTCCGCCTTCCGTTATTCCACATCCGCAGACAATGCAGTTGCCGAATTGGGAAAGGAAGCCGTCAAGGACGGACAGGCATTCACTCTGTAATCCCAGCAGGTCATCGCCCGACCATTTGCGGACACCGGGATATTGAACTTGTCTTTTCATTGTCTTGTTATGATTTTATAGGTTCTGTCTGCAATCTTGTAACGTTCAATCTCGGCCATGACGAGATTAAGGTTCACGCCGGGGGGAACATAGACGATGAAGTCCACATCCTCGAAACTCTTGCCACCTTCACCTTCCAGGGCTATTTCCTGCATCGGTTCGAAAAGTACCCAATGGGCAGGTTCCACGTCAAGCCCCACATCAAGAAACTGGTCATTGTAGCTCTTGACAAGAATACCACCGCCGAAGGTCTTGTTGAGGTGTCCCTGGAGGGATTTGTGCTGGCTTGTCACGTGGACCTTGTAACGGTAATAGTCCCTCCATTCGGAAAATGACTTCCATACGCCGTCAAGGTCTATGAGTGCCCACAGCCAGTTCAGGCGGTTGGCTTGACGACGGTGGGGGGCGACATATTGCCGGATGATTTCCTTGAAGTTAAGTATTATGTTCATGGCTAAATCTCATTGATGGACAAAAGGGTAAGGCTGCTGTCTTCCGAATAGTTGTAATATCCGGCATGGAGGTAGGACAACGTATCGATGTCTATGAAGCCGTCGTCCTCCGTCCCCTTACGGGAAAGTGATACCAGCTTGGCGGTAATGACACCGCTCACGGACGTGACGGCCTCAAGCATCTTGTGTCTGTATATGACACCGCCGAATTTCTGGGATACCTTGAATTCCTCCAGGGATGCCAGGACGGAATCCCTTACCGTCCCGACGGGATTGGCTGGATTGTAATATACGACCAGATCATATCTTACCTCGTCGGCATCCGTCGAGATGATCTGGGACTTGGTACCGGCAAACTTGATGGCGTCAATATAGTTCTTGAAGTTCAGGAACTGGTTGCTCGTCAGCGGTACAACCTTCCCCTCCTCATCCGTTGTCGCCACGCGGAAGAAGATGGTGTTGTCTTCGGCCACATTGACGGAAGCGATCTTGATGACACGGGCGGCTTCGTCATATTGGGTATATTCAAGCAGGCCGGTGGTGGTGTCGAAGACAAGTTCGTGTCCCATCTGGAACTCGTAGCACTTGTCATTGTACCAGGTAAGGGTACCCGCAACTTCCTTTTCCGCATCGGCGTCCATCTCTGACTTGAACGCATCCAGCGTAAGTTCGAACAAATGGATGCAATAGGCCACGCAATGCACCCAAAGCCGCCATTCCGCTGCGGCTGAAGTCGAGAGGCTGAAGCTTGTCTGGAGCTTCACCGTAATGTCACTCTTTATCTGTTCAATAGTTCTTGCCATTCTTCGGTCATATAAGTGGTTACACTATGGTCTATCTTCTTGATGACGGTCTTCCTTACCGTCCGGCTCTCATCGTTGATGGAAAGCGTACTGCCCGGATAAAGCCTTATATCCGGATGGAAACTTCCCATATCCCTGCCTTCCTCCGCAAGGGCACGCGGGTCATTCCGGATGTCAGGATTGTCCGACAATATTTCGGATATTCCCTCCGCCGTTCCGTAATGCTGCAGGGCTATGTCAAGCAGCGTCTGGTTGTCCTTCACTTCAATCGTTTTCATAACGTGCATCTATGTCAAGTTCATTGGATCGGTCTGAGAAGGCTACTTTTTTCACTTTCATCCCGTCCGCAACGAATTCCTTTCTGGTCGCTCTCAGCAGGCCTTCCGGCTCATTGTCCATCAAGTAATTCACGGCACCGACACCGGCCTCGGCCTTGTCACGTATATGCCCCTTGTCGGAAAGGAGCAGGTCACGTTGGTGCTGGTAGGTACTCTCCGTTACGAGGAGGTCTCCCGTGCTCATGTCCAAGTCCCCGTTCTCAAGCTGTCTGTAGTCTTTCATGGCTTACGATATTTCACATCCGAATGTCCCTGTTACCGGTCCCATGGGGGCGACAAGTCCGGACGTGTAGGTTATCTGTGCGCTCTTGATGGCGTTCATGACTGCATCCGCTATTTTGTCGGCAACCTTGTCGATGGCTCCTTCACGGTCATCATCCTGCTGGTTCATTACCTGCAGGAATGCGGACTTGACCTCTTCCTTGATGGTTGATTTGTTCAATGGCATGTCTAACCCTCCATATAATTTGGTAAATCTGCTTTTATCTGTTGGAATACGGCTGAATTGATGGGGACTCCGGAAGGGCCTACCCCCGTCGGAACAGTAAGCTGACAGATACCGTCAAGGATGCTTTCCAGTGTCTTCTTCAATCCTGAGCCTCCCTTTTTCAAAGTAAGCCCTCCGGTGGTAATCCTGACGGTTGACTGGTCAGAAACCAGCGTGAGGGATTCAGCCTCATGGGTAACACGGGTCTTCCCGTTGCTTATCTCCAGTTTGTCCGCATCGATGTGGACGGTTATGTTTTCGCCCTTCTTTATGTCGATGTGCTCCGTATCGACAGTCATTTCAAGGTCATTGTCAGTGAATATGACCTTGTCTATTTCCGTAAAGAGGCAGACGAATAGTTCGTTGCTCTTTCCGATACGGCAAACAAGTACCGTGCTTTCCAGCTTGGGAATGAATGCGAAGCCCTGGAGCTCCGTACTGACAAGTCCGCGGAGGCGGACATCATAATAGTCTACGGCCCCGTCACGATTGACCGTACAGGTGAATTCCTCCTCGTTCACTTCGGTAATGACAGCCGGGAATATGCTGTCCCCGTCATTGCCGAATCGGCTCTGGAATTTCCGTCTTATGTCATCAAGTTCCTTGCTCATGCCTTTATTCCTATTTCTATGGTTCTACGTCCTCCGTTCCTGCCGAAAGTGGTTTCAACGGATTCTATGAAGTAATCCCCGCTACGTTCACCGTATATGCTGTCCTCAATGCTTGCAACCATTCCGGGAAGTGCATAAGGAAGGAGGAAAGTCTTTATCTTCCCACGGTATCCGTCAAAGGAATGGCGTTTCAGTTCCTCTTCCGCCAGGACCTTGAGTTCACCGGCATCCTTCACGTCGTAATAGTAGAATGTGCGCTGTTCACCGCCGTCCTCCCCGAGTTCCCCTTCTATCTTTGAACCGTCCTTGTAATAGCAGACGGCCTTGACTTTCAGTTTCACGTCCTCTGCAAGTTGGTATTTCAGTTCGTCGTCGTTGATCACGTTCTCACGTAGGCGGTATTTGACGGTTTCACCCTTCACGTCATTGGCCTTGCCCACATGGAGCTTGCCGTTGATGTCGAAGAAGGCGACAAGCCCGTATTCCTTCTTCAGGAGCCCGAGAACCCACGAGGCCGGTCTGTTGTTCACCACGAAATTCTTCAATGTCAACCCGACCACATTGCCGAGCTGGATGCCCTGAAGAATTTCACCGAGGCAGGATTTCAGGGTAGTTTCCTTTTTGCTGAAGACACAGTTCAGGAAACGCATCCTGTAATATTCATCCTCACATTCAATTTCCAGGGGAACCTTGTAGTTCAGCCTTTTCACATATCCCACAAACTCCGTGTTCAGTCTTCCGTCATATCCGAGCCTGATTTCAACCTTGTCACCGGTCTTGACGGCCTGTGCAGTTTCAATATGGGTAGGCGGTTCCCCCGTATGCTTGAGGACAGCCGTAACCGGAACCTTGACGGTTGCTGTGGCCGAAAGGCTGTACAGGCTTCGGCTGATACGCACTTCATTCACACTCTTGAATGAAACTCCTCCAATCTTTATTTCACAACTTAGTACAAACATGGCTATTCAACTATCAGTTCAAAACTTCTGTCAGTCACAAGCTCCATCGTGAATACCTGTGCCGTCTCACATCCGCGCATTTCGGCGAAGTCCATACTCTTGATGACCACCTTGTCCTCCTCATCCAGGAATATGTCCGTAAGGGCACATTTCAGGGTAATGGATTCGTTCACATTGTAAAGTTCATTCAGTTCGCTGATCTGACGGTCAGGGAAGTCATTGTCAAGGGCGACACCTGCAATCCTGATTTCATAGTCATCGACGGATATGAGTTCCTTTACGGTACCTTTTCTTCCGACCATGGGTGTTTCAACAATTGTCTTCTTACCACGGATAGAAATGACGGCGTTCGGAATCTCGATTCCGTTCAGTTCCACGGGCATGAAATACCAACGTCCCTGTGCGTCCTTTTTACGGAGTACGCTACCCAAGTCCGAATGTGTCTTTTCTGAAGCCGGCTCACCGGAATAGGAATAGTCGGAACTTTTCCTGTATTTTCCCGGAGAATCAGGGAAGAAGCCTCCAGGATAAGGGATGCCCTTATACCCGGTCACGGTCTGTAATATGTCTATCAAATTGAACTTGCTCATCCTTCTGCCAATTCGTCCAGTATACGCATGATTTCGGTACGGATTGTATCCGCTCCTTTATGGTCGGTATTCTGGACATGAATAACTATTTCGTCACAAACTTTTGCCACATGGACTTTACGTCCGTTGTCATTCACCGTCCGGTTCCTTTCATTCATGAATGTATTGCTGGTTTCCGTGACATTGCTTATGTCATAGGCTTCCGACATTTCAGGAACATTGATAGCCGGGACACTCACTGGTGGTACCGCCACATCAGGAACCGATACGGGCGGAGTATTTACCGCCACATTCGGGGCATCGATAGCCGGAACGCTCACTTGTGGTACCGCCACATCAGGAACCGATACGGGCGGAGTATTTACCGCCACATTCGGGGCATCGATGACCGGAACACTTACTTGTGGTACCGTCACATCAGGAACCGACACGGGCGGAGTGCTTACCGCTACACTCGGAGCTTCGATAGCCGGAACGCTCACTTGTGGTACCGCCACATCAGGAACCGATACGGGCGGAGTATTTACCGCCACATTCGGGGCATCGATGACCGGAACACTTACTTGTGGTACCGCCACATCAGGAACCGAAACGGGTGGAGTGCTTACCGCCACACTCGGAGCTTCAATGGCCGGGACATTCACTTGTGGTACTGCCACATCAGGAACCGACACGGGCGGAGTGCTTACCGCTACACTCGGGGCTTCGATAGCCGGAACGCTCACTTGTGGTACCGCCACATCAGGGACCGATACGGGCGGAGTATTTACCGCCACATTCGGGGCATCGATGACCGGAACACTTACTTGTGGTACCGCCACATCAAGAACCGAAACGGGTGGAGTGCTTACCGCCACACTCGGAGCTTCAATGGCCGGGACATTCACTTGTGGTACCGCCACATCAGGAACCGACACGGGCGGAGTGCTTACCGCTACACTCGGAGCTTCGATAGCCGGGACACTCAAGTCAAGAGGTTGGGCTTGCATATCCGATGGAGGAACTGTCATAGCCAACGGGAAAAGAAGTCCTGCCGCAATCTTACGGACATTAAGCATTATATCCGTAAGGCAATCTGTTTCTCCCGAATCATAGCTTTGGTTCCTGTCATCGACCTTATCCGTGAATGCCCGGGTAGCATCAACTATCTTTCCCTCCCTTGGAACAGACTTGTCTGCCTGTAATTGCGGAAGCAAGGAAACCGAAACAGGCTCAAGCTTCCGTGTTACAGCCGTATATTCGTTGCTTTCATTCAGG